TTCCCTAAAAGTGACTGCCCTGCAGTTATAACACTTGACGGTCCTCCCGATCTTCGAATAGAGCAGATTCCGCTGTATATTAAGCCGAACGGCAAATTTTACGGGGAAGAAGACGGTTCTTTGCTAGCTGGTATGTAATTTGTATTAAATAATAATACAAATTTATGTCTAAACTAGATTTTAAAGCTTTGGTAGAATCTTTATTATTTGAATCAATAGAAGACTTTAAAAGGCTTTTTCAAGATAAACTAAATGTAACAGACGCTGATTTTAACCGTATCTATACATTACTCGCTAGCGGTGACCGCTATATACCTGGTGAGAGATGGGAACCGAGTTTAGAGGCAACTCCAGTTTTAGATGTTGTTGTTAAAGCTCTAGGTAATTCATATAGAGCCGCCAAAAACCTTTTAACAGCAAAAAAAATAGCTAGTATTGAACAATTTTATGATGTTGTCTATCAAAGTTTGCAAGCATTGCCTAATAAAGAAGAAGTGCTTCGAGACATTCTGCCTATTGATCAGGGCTTTGATTTTCAAAAATTAAATGCTGATGTTAGAACAACATATGATAAAGCTTTAAAGCACCGTACTGGTAATGTTTTAGTGCAAAATGTCTGGCCAACGATAAATCAAGAAACAATTATAGATAGTATAGTTAAAATATTGGAGACAAGACTTACAGGTCTAGAAAGAGTTAAAATTTCTGTTAACTTACTTAAAAATTACATCGTCACTGGGGGCAGAGGCACTAATACAACTTTAACCCGTCCTAATTTTAAAACTTTAACAGAAACTTTCCTAAAAGATTTGTTTAGCAATACTGTAGAATATAGTAAAGGTAACAAGAAGGCTAATCCTGATATAGTTAACGTTTTAAACAACATTAACATTTCATACGAAGACTTGCTTAAAATAGCAACATACACAAGACAATTATACGAAGCTCTTCTGTTTACCGAGTATCCGGATGCAGAAGAAAATGAAAAGAAGAAAGCAGCTGTAGAAGCTAGTCTGGCTGCAGTAAATGATAATTCTTTTATATTGGCGAAGAACGGTATGTTTGTATATACACTACCCAATGCTAAAATTGCTATAAGACCTACGGGCGGTCAAGGTGATTATTATACTCTTAATTACATCGAAAAACTTAATCTAGATCCAGGCAAAGAAATAATAAAAATCATAAAAGATATAAGTTCCGGTATTAGAGTCAAACAACCCGGAGCCGGAAAAATTATAGGCAAAGCAGCCGGAGCCTTAGGAGCTCTTAGAACAGGCATGGGGCCAGTAGGTTAATATGAATAGTAAATTCGATCAAATTTGTGAAAGCTTTTTTCCAACTACTATGAAAGTTGTTACTAGAGTTCGCTACCCTAAACAAATTCAATTTTCAGAAAAGTTTTTAAAGTCCCTTAAAGAAGAGTTCTCTAGACTACAAATGATTGAAGAGGCTGAAGCGGAGACAGAGGTTAAGCCGATTCGTAATTATAAGGATAAGTTTCTTAAAGCTATCAACTTCTGTGTGAGTAGTTTCAAGTAACTTTTTGCTTCATTAAAGCTTCGATTCCTGAGTAGGAATTTTGTACGATAAATTTGTATGGTAGTTCATCCAAGCAGAGATTACAACAAATCTCGTTAATGTCTTTATATTTCTTAAGCTCTTTAGGCCATATAAAGAGCTTTTTATTTTGTTTAATAAGATTTTTGATCTTTTTAGACATCTCCTTATTGTTCTTATCATTGTCGTAGACGTAGATAACATCCTTGTCAACGCACTTCTTAATAAAAGCTTCTTGTTTGTCCGTCATTGATGAACCACCAACAGCTACAGCGTTCTTAACAAACATAGCATCAATAGGACCTTCAAAAATGAAGATATAAGGTATATTATTATCTATAGTATTCTCACCGTAAAGGCCCTTCTCTCCGTACTTTGTTAGATATTTTGGATATGTATCTCCATCTAGAGTCCTTGATTGATAAGACTCGATTTTACCTAGTTCATTATAAAAGGGTATTATAAGCCTATTTTTATGTACTTTATCTTTAAAAGAAACATATAATGACTTTGGTTTATTAATAGCAGTAAAAAGTCTTCGTGTTTGACAATAGTTAATAGCTGTTCTTACTAATTTATTATCCTTGTAATACTCAACCTGCTTAGGATCACATATATCAATAGCATCGTCAGGAACCGGCGGTAGATCAACAGGTGTTACTGATACATTTTGTTTAGCTATTTTATTAACTATTTCCGGTGACGTTTGAAAGTTTTTTGTTTCTTTTAAAATCTCAGGAATAGTTTTTTTAGTGATCTGATGAACCCAGCTAAGCTCAGACCAAGACCGAGAACAATTAAAGCAGTAAAAATAATGCTCGTCTGGAAAATAAAATAGCCTACGCTTACGACCTGCAGAACTACCCTCTCCACAAACACAGCACTCTGCGTTGTAAACTCGCTGATACTTCTTATAAACAGGCCTCTTACAGTAGGAGTAGAGGGCTTGTATGACATAATCTTGAGGTAGTCCGTCCACCTCTGTATTATATACTACTTACTGACCGGCAGCAACAGCAGCGATATCTCTTTGTCTTTTGGCAGAATTAATGATAAAACCTTTAAGAATTTCAGAAAGCTGTCTTGATTGTTCTGCTAATTTAATAATGTCAGAAGATGTCTCCCGAGATATGCCTTGAAACAATGAACCTGTTCTATCCATATCTGTCACAAGCTTTTGAAGTGAATCTGCATCTACACCATTTAAAGAATCAGCAAACTCGTCTAACTTGACAACGTAGTTTTTAATAGCGCCGGCATCACCTACAGGAGCAGCTACAGGTGCTGGCTCAACATCATAATTGTCCGGTGTTGGTACAGTGCCCTCCTCATCAGGTACAGGAATTTCCGGTGTTTCTTCCGCAGCGGGAACTGAATCTTCTTGTTCAGTTAAAAATACAGTTTTAAAAAGGCTATCAAATTTCATAAGTTTAGATTATATATATTTATGGAGGATCTTACTGTTTTTATTTATACAGCAGCTCTTTGTGTATCTATTTTACTAATCTGGTTTAATACAAACGCGTTTGTTGAGTATTGCAAAGTGTTAGGTCTTAATAAGTTACTTTTAGGGTTTGAAAATAACAACTCTACAAATCTTTCTTTTCCGCAATACCTCTATATTAGGTCACGACAATTTGTTAAATGTAATGGATGTAAGTTTTTAATATCTCTGATAACTTGTCCGCTATGTCTCTCTGTATGGCTTAGTATCTTTGGTGGCTGTATATTTTTATCTTATATACAAATACCTTTACTTTTTATTATTACTTTTGTAAGCTACCAATTAATCGTTCGAATTATTGATTAGATATTTTTTAAGAATAGTACTGCACTCTTCGGGCATGTATTTTAATTCAATTAATTTATAACTTTCGTTATTAACGGAAAACCAAACAATTTTTAGTTTGTCAACTTTAATATCTGTGTATTTTTCGATAAAGATTTTGTATAGAGATAGCTGAAGACTATACGTATTAAACTCACACTCATCTAAATGTTCTAGAGGGGGCAATAGTTTTTTCTCAAAAGGAGAAGCAGTATTAAAAGCTTTATTTGTTTTGAAATCGTAAATTTCAAATTTGTCTGTCTTTGTATTATAAGCTAAGAGGTCAAGCATACCACAAATTTTTGTGTGTGCTAAATCCCCTAAAACAAACTCATGCTTAATAGGTAGTATCTCATCTTTTGTATCTTGATAAAAATTAACAAACTGAGGTACGAGTAAACGAAGATTTTGCCTCATTTTTTCATACAACTCTTCACCAAGCTCTTCTTTATCTCTATGAACGTTTGAAGCAAAAATTTTATTCTGATAATAGTACTCGATATACGAATGCAGGTTAGAGCCTTGTAAGGTTGATACTCTATTATGAAGCTTCCAAAACGCTTTCATTTCGTCGGGTGACATCCCGACTTCTTTACCTTTAATAGTAGCCCATTTATCTTCGTCAAATTTTTCTTTGACAGTAGATATAAGCCCGGTTACAGAAACCCTTGCGGATGTTTTATTATCGATCTTGTACGAGTGTTGTTTCTCGTTAAAGGTTATACGATCAAATACTCTTAGACTTTTTAGTTCGCTTAGCATCAGGTTTACGCTTTAGATTTTTAATAGGACAAGCGCAGTTATCTTTAAGTATACACTCTGAACAGCCATAATCCAGGTAAATATCCGGCCTCCAGCAAGCAAACTCAGTTACACGAGCACACACCTCTTTGTTTTTAACTAAGTCATAACATTCCGGGCCCTTGAAGTTAACAGTAATAGGGTTACGTTTAAACTCTTCTGCTACCTTCTTTTGTCGCTTACGATCTAGTGCGTCCTTTGATTTAAATTTTTTAACATAGCACTTCAGTACATGAAAGGGAATTGGCTTTGTTTCCTTACATTTGTACTGTTTACGAATTTCCAGTTCTGAATGACCCTTTGCAAGAAGTTTGCGAGCATCTCGGGAAACAAAGTAGTTGATATAATCTTCAACATCGTCAAATTTTAATTTTTTAGCCTGTTTTTCAACCCTCAGTCGAGGCTGCTTTGGTGTCAACTCACCTGTTAATACGCAGATAAGATCAACCCTCTTTTGACTTTTTTGTGCTCTTTTAACCATTTTGTAATATATTGCTTAATTAATTAAAATATGCCACTTAAATCCGGTACATCTCAAAAAACAATTGGAAAAAATGTTTCCGAGCTTATGAAGACTTATAAGAAGAAGGGTAAGATCGGTACTTCTAAACCTAAATCTAAAAAAGCGGCGCAGAAACAAGCTGTCGCAATTGCTCTCTCAAAAGCTGGTAAAACAAAAATGAGTGAATCACTTAGCTTTGACGAGATTGTTAAATCTCTTCTTAGCTGAATCAAGATCTAGATGGGTCCATCCGAGTAAACCCCACTGGGTAGACCCTGGATATACTTCAGCAGGTTTAATTGTTTGACCACCAATCTCATAACCGTTGTGAGACTTAATCTCTACAACCTCATACCTCTTAGTAGGGCTTTTAACCTTAACATTTTCTTGCTGATAGATAGCAAAATTACCCTTTCGAGCAACCTGTGTGTATTTGAACCCTTTTTTAACAAATGTAGTTTCTAATTTTTTCATAAATTTATGATAAGAGGAACCCGGTCTTGAGGCAAGCTCAAACCGGGTTCTGTGTCATCGGTATATTCCGATCTTATTAGCGACGACGATTGCCACGAATCTTGGCAAAACGGCCGTTGTTGTCGCGAACGTTATGGAAACGAGCACGCAGAACAGCAGTGTTCGAACGGTCAACGAAACCGAGGAACTCATAGCGGGTCGTGTCCAGATAGGACTCAGCGATGCAGTCTTTAACATTTTTTGGGGCGCTAGCCGGAATGTTGAAGTTAGCGATTTCACTGAGGTCCATGGTCATGATTGAGTTGTTCATATCGTTTTTAATAATATATACAGTTTATAAGAATGCAACTCAGTCTAGCAAAATCCCATTCTTTTTTCTTCAACTAGCTCTTTTGTAGTAACTACATCCGGCTCCTCGGTGTTAAAAATTTCTGCTAATGCCATAGGCTCTTTAGCCGTAAATGAAATACTGTTACTGTTTAGAATTTCCTGACATTGTTCAACAGGCAGTTTATCAAATTTATATTCTCCTTTTAGTCTTCCCTTACGTAAAAGAGCTTTGTCAATATCCTGTCTGCGGGAATTGTACGTAGCAATTACAGAAATATTGAACACATTGCCCATTATACCATCTGTAATGTTTAATATCGCTGAAACTAAAGAAGACGAGTCTCCTGGCTCCCGGGATAAGAGAGCTTTTTCAGCATCTTCAATAACCAAAATTGAATGTTTTTTCTTTAACAAGGAGGGAAGAAAAGAGGGATCAATAATTGAATCAATAAATGCCACTGGTACATAAATCATATCTCTATTAATGATTGAAGAAAGATATTTTATATATGTTGTCTTACCAGTACCGGGTTCCCCGTGAAGCAGATAAAGCCCGGATTCGTCTTTTTTAAGAGAGTTTACAATATGTTCATGAACCGGAATAAAGTCTGGTTTATAATATTTTTCTACAGAAAAGTTTTTAGGTACAATAGTTTCAAATGGTTCAAAAATAATAGAACCTTGATCATCTCTAAAAATAGTATGAATAACACTATTAAATTTTTCTTCGTATAAAAACTTATCAAAGTCTTTAAGCGGTGGTTCCGTATTCGGTTCGTAGTAAACAGATATATTAAACAATAATGGTGTTACTACTTCTTCATTTTTATGTCTGTTCTTACGAGTAGTAGCCTTGTTAAAAGCAATAACACTATTTTTATATAAAAAAACTCCTTTATAATCATCTGTATCATCAGAAAATTCATAATCGTCAGAATACGGATTTGTAGAAGTGGCCCGGGGTGATGTATTTTTAACAACAGCTGTATCTTGAAGAAGTTCACCTTTCTTTCTCAAAAACTCAATAAGATCTTCAGAATAGGTTTTATTAATGTGAATGATACAAGGGAACGTTTTAAATTTTTGTGTAAAGTAAATACCGAACGGAAAGAAACCTGCGTGATGAGACGGGTCGTAATACTGAGCGTCAAGATTTTCAATTTTTTGAGCTGTACCTTTACCGATATTTTTTGGAAGTTGAAGTTTAGACATACGGCTATATAATAGTTTCTGTGAGTATAAAGTATTTTTTAGTAGTATCAACTCTATTATTATGTAGTTGTAAAAATATTAGTATAGAAGGTAATTACAACTATACAAAAGATGAAAGAGAAAAAAGAGTTAATTCAGTAGCTATTACCTACACGAATAAAATATCTGACATACCTATTGTAGTAAACGGAAAAGTTAATCATGACCCTATACATAGAGATAAGCCTTCCTATCAAGAGACCTCTATAGAGTTTTGGTTTTGGTGATAAACTGAGATTAAATATATCTAAATGCCTCTTACATTAGCCTCTAACGCAATTACGTTTACTGATAATACTTCTTTGTCATCGGGTATTATCGGAACAGCGCAGCTTTCTGCTAGTGCCGTGACTACTGAGAAGATTGCATTAGGAGCAGTTATTACAGAAGATTTAGCGAATGGTGCGGTTACTCCTGCTAAATTATCCCAGCCCTTAACTTTAGCAACTGCTAAAGCATTTAACTGGAACGGGGTAAGTACTAATACTTTTTTAGATTTTGAAAATATTCCGTCTTGGGTGAAGCGGATTACATTTATGCTTGATGGGATTAGTACAAACGGGACCAGCACCATGCTAATTCAAGTTGGAGACGGCTCTATAAAAACATCCAATTATTTCGGTTATGCGATGGCTGCAGAATCAACGGCAGTAGCAACATTATTTTCAGCAGCCGGTTGTTTGATTGATCAATCCGGTGCCGCGGCGCGGATACATCGCGGTGTTATTGTACTAACCCTCACAACGGGCAATACTTGGTCGTATTCCGGACAACTGGGAATTGGTGGTTCCGCAGCGGCAAGATTACATATTTCCGCTGGCTCAACAGGGACTGCTCTATCTGGCACCCTCGACCGCATCCGCCTCACCACCGTCAACGGCAGTGATATATTTGATGCCGGTTCAGTGAACATCATGTACGAGGGTTAAATAACAATATATGCCAATTTCAATTCAATCAGATTCAACACTACCTCAAGGGTATATTTTAGTAGACGGACAAAGAGCTGCTACTATTAGTACTACAGGTTTCTCAGCAACTTTAGCAGATGGTTTAGTAACTACAAGTGCTTTGGCAAGTGGTGCCGTGACTACTGAAAAGATTGCTAGTGATGCTGTTACGACCACTGCTATAGCAGCCAGTGCTATTACATCCGAAAAAATGTCAGGCGGGCAGTCTGGTAGTGCACCGGTTTATGGGTGTAGAGCTTGGGCTTCTTTTAACGGAGCTTTAAGTGCTGGAGGTATAAATGCTTCTCAGGATAACCAACCTGTTTTTATAAGAGCATCAGGGAATGTTGCTAGCGTAATTAGAAATTCATCAGGGGATTATACTATTAATTTTGTAACACCTATGCAAGACACAAGTTATTGTGTAAATACAAGTGTAATGAGAACAGCTAACGACAAAGCTGCTGCAAACGGTATAACAGTATATAATAACAGTCTAACAGTTTCTTCTTTTAGAATTTTTGGTTGGGGGGTTAATGCTAGTGGATATAGTGCTGTCGGAGATTCTAGTTGGAATTTTGTAAGTGTTTTTCGTTAAAGTATGTTCCGTCTTAAATATACATTATTGTTTTTAATATTGTTTTTAACAGCTTGTCAAACTACTCCGACAAATCCAGAGTGGTGGATGGAAAGAGAAATAAACGCCTGTTTGCCGACTGCTATAACGTTCAGAGAAAGTCTTAAAAAGTACAACGTCTGGGCAGAAGTTTTTAGATATTCCTGGAAAGATGGTAATAAATTAAAGGGTCACGCTATGGTGGCCTATCTGTACCCCCCTGGAAAGAATCAGTTATGGACCTACGACGCTCAAGGCTCGTATAGAACCAGAGCTTTTACAAATAATGTAACTCAAATAGCGCAGCAAGCTCATTGGCAGAGAGGCCAAACTAATAAAATATTTGATGCTGAGTTTATAAAATAAAAAGCATCCCCGGCGGAATTCGAACTCTTGATATTCGGGTGATTTATAATAAATAATATTATGAACAGTAATATTAATTTTATTAGACCACAAGAGTTTATAGATAAAATATGTCCTACGTGCGATTGCACTTTTAAAATATCAAAACATGTAAAAGAAAAATATCGCAAAAAGTTTTGTTCTAGTTCATGTAGTGCAACATTTAATAATAAAAGTCGAATAGTTTCTGAGCAGCAAAAAAATAATTTAAGCATAAAGTGCAAAAAACGTTTAGCTGAAAAAGGTCCCTGGGGAGCTATTCACAACATAAAACCTGTTATTTCAAGAATTTGTTTAGAATGTAAAAAAGAGTTTACACCTGAACGTAAAAAACGTAACCGTAAAACCTGTTCTCAAGAATGTTATAAACAGTATAGAAATAAACACATGCCAACACCAAAAACTATTGGTGGATATCGGCCAGGGTCAGGTCGTAGTAAACACGGATATTACAAAGGAATATACTGCGGGTCTACTTATGAATTGTGCTGGGTCATTTACAATCTTGATCATAGGATTAAATTTACAAGATTTTCATCTTACTTAGAACGAGACGGACTAAAATATTACCCTGATTTTTTATTAGATGACAAAAAAACAATTATAGAGATTAAAGGATATGAATCACCTGAACTTGTAGAAAAGAAAAATAAATTAGCAGAAAGTTTTGGCTATAATGTTATTGTTTTAAGAAAGAATGATTTAAAAGACGTCTTTGATTACGTAAGAAAAAAATATAAAGTTACTGATTTTCAAAAGTTGTATGATGACTACAAGCCAACATATACATATAAGTGTACAAATTGTAATAAAAATGTTAATAGAGAGATTAAAGCAAACAAAAATGTCTTTTGTTCATTAAAATGTTCAGGTTTTTACAATATGAATAGACGTTTAGGTAGAAGTGCACGCTCGGCGGGGTTCGAACCCGCATTTGCTTTCGCCTTCCGGGATGAAAACCCGGCGTGCTAACCTGTTACACCACGAGCGCGTTAGAATTATTTAATAAGTGTCTCGTACCAGACTCGAACTGGTATTAGAAGTTTAGAAGACTTCGGTCCTATCCGTTGAACGAACGAGACGAAAATGGCTGACAAGGTAGGATTCGAACCTACAACCGGAGAGTTAACAGCTCTCTGCTCTACCGTTGAGCTACTTGTCAATAAATTATTTAAAGTGGATCCAGAAGGTAATGCTCCTTCTTCAACAGATTAAAAGTCTATTGCATCACTTTAATGCTTTGGATCCGAAAAATGGTGGGGCGTCTGGGATTCTAACCCAGGATCTGCCGATTATGAGCCGGATGCTTTAGAACGCTAAGCTAACACCCCATATGTTTTAAAAGAGCTATCTACCTGTCATGAGTAGATTTAATGTTCGATACCAATAAATATAAATATGAATTGTATCAATTGCAACACTTTATTAGTAGGTTTAAATCAAAAAAGATTTTGTAGTAAAAGTTGTGCTGCAAAATTTAATAATAAAAAGTTTCCTAAACGCAGTAAAGAAAAAGAAAAATGGCCAAAATGTAGAAATTGCTCTAATCGAGTTGCATATACTAAAGGGACTTACTGTCGGGAATGTATTAATAATAAGAAACATTATCATGGTGCGCCTGTTGAACAATTAACTCTTGAAAATGTTATTAAAAGAAAAGGCTCTAACAGATATGATATTATTCGTTATCATGCTTCTTATCTTTATCGTAAAAATAAAACAGACTTAAAATGCGCCAACTGCTCGTACGATAAGCATGTAGAGATATGTCATATTAAACCAATAAAAGACTTTTCTTTAACAACAACTATAAAAGAAATTAATGAACCTTCTAATATTGTATTGCTTTGCCCTAACTGCCATTGGGAATTTGACAAAGGTTTGTTACAATTTTAAAAATGGTACCCCGTACAGGATTCGCACCTGTATTGCGCCAGCGTCTCCCAGCTTCTTGTGTATAAGACAAGTGTTTTACTATTAAACTAACGGGGCTAAAAATTTCAAAGAGCTACCTCGCTACGGTTCGAACGTAGAAAAAGAGAGCCAAAATCTCTTGTGATACCAATTTCACCACGAGGTAAGATTCTACAATACTAAACGCATATACGGCATTTAGCAAGGAAAAAAATGGGCAGAGTAGGACTCGAACCTACGAACTCTAATAGAGAGGAGATTTACAGTCTCCGGCAATTGCCGCTATGCGATCTACCCTTAAAATTATTTAAACTGTCAAAGATCAAAAAGAAACCCGGCTTTTGGGCCGGGTCTCAAAACAAAACGAATTGAGAACTCAGCCCTGAGGGAGTTTTCTGTATTCGTTTTGTATGTAGTTAAACATTGTTTATTATTTAGTCAATAACAGCAGAGACTATCCTAAAAATGTTATTATATTTTAATAGCAATTAAAAAGAATGCAAATATAAAGTTGATATTTATACACGTTTCGGTTAACTATTAATAATATGCCTAATACATCCGAAACACTAAAACAACTCGTTGAAACTTTTTCTGTAGAAGCTGAAAAATTCTACGGTGGTAATAACGCTGCAGGAGCTCGCGCTCGCAAAGCTCTTCAAGAGATTGGCAAATACACCAAAGCAGAGCGTAAAGCAATTCAAGAAGAGAAAAATTCTCGTAAAGCTGCTAAGACCGCTTAAGACGAGCAAGCTTGATAGACTTTTGAAGTTTTTTAGCTTTACGGCGCTCTTTAAGAGCATTATTTTCAAACGCTCTTTTAACACGCACAGTTTCTAAAATACCTTCAGCATCGACTTTATTTTTAAGTCTTTTAAGAGCCCGGTCAACGGGCTCTCCTTTTTGTAGTTTAACTATTACATTTACCATGGTTTTAAATTGTATTATATTTAAATATATAATCAATGAACTTTAAAGATTTTATTAATAATGATTATATCGGGGCGGGGATTGTCTTTGTAACAAAAGATAAAAATATTTTAATTCTTAAAAAGGAGAGTGGTAAATGGACATTTCCAGGGGGTCACCGCGAGCCAGGAGAAGAGCCTCTACAGACGGCTAAGAGGGAGTGTGTAGAGGAAATCGGTATTATGCCGGCAGGTAAAATAAGCGGTAAAATAAAAATTACAAAGCAAGAAGTTAATAGACCTGTTTATTCTTTCTTTATGGAGGTAGCAGAAGAATTTGAACCAACTCTTTCATGGGAACATAAAGACTATAAATGGATTTTTGTAGAGGACTTAGACCCAAAAAAACTCACTAAAGTTTTTCAACCTTACTGGAAAACATACAAAAAGCTTATCAAAGATCTTTAGTCTTCTTCCCAGGGTTGTACTATCCAGGCCTCTGAATCAACCTCTACTCCAAAATAATCAGGCCTAAAAGTAGAGCATGGCTTATAGAAAACTGCAGCTGTCTGCACCGCATCACAGTAATTTTGCTTTAATTTTTTAACCGAGTAGATAAATGTTGCCCCTGAATCTGCTATATCGTCTACTAAGAGAATATTCATATCTCTAAGAAGGTCGAAATGACTAAGAGATTGATATTCAAAAATCTTACCACGGTCCTGTTTATCATACGACTTGAGACCAAAATTGAGATTATTAACTCCGTACACTTCAGCTAAAATTACACCTGGTATTGACCCACCCTTGCCAATAGAAACAACAATATCTGGTCTTGTTATTATCTGTTCTTTAATATTGAGAACATATGTGTGAAAAGTGTCCCAGGAATATTTAGTTTTTAGTTTCATTATAAAATTTTTCTATCATCATACTCCACAACACCCATTTCTTTTTTAAACTTCAAAAGATCTGCTTCTCTTGTATTTAAGAAATTGTTTCTCTCTTGTAGAGAGTATGAGTTTTTGTAACAGTCTGTAAAACAGTTAGGTGTTTCATATAGACGCACTCTTTGTAATTTTAAACTTTTATTATTTAAAAGGGTCCCAACACCTAAGAACATTTCTTTAGCAATGTTCTCAGCTGAAGGGTTGCAGTATTTATTATTTCCGTTTAGGGACATAAACCACATTTTGGATTTTACTGCTTCACACGCAAGAAATATATGATGATCTTCAGGGTTTAAAATAGTGCCGTGATCAAATACGTTATCAATCCATTGACACCCAACCCGTTTAATTTCTTTAAAGTCTATAGCGTAACCAATCTCTTCAATTGTCTCAAAACTAAATGTCAACTCATACAGATATGTATGTCCGTGAAGGTTATAACACTTCAACCTTTCATTCATGACTCGATGCGCAGCATCAAATGAACCTTTTCTCGTTACTGTTTGTATACCCATAAAAATTAACCTAAAGACCAATTAATAAAACTTTTAATATGGATTGGAATATCTTTTTTAACTAAATCCCCGGTTTTATTATTTTCTACTATTTCATAGTAGCCTATTATTTCCCCGCAAGGGTGTAGCCCTTCATTAAAGCGTTCAATAAAAAAACTATCGTAAAGGCATTCCTCGATTTCTCTCCACCCCTTTTCAAGAGCATTAACAGCTTTAGTAGCTGAAGTGTAGTAACCAAAGCAACGGTGAGCGTTATTTGGCGTACAGTATGCGACTATACAGTATATGTCAAAGCTAAATTTACGATATTCATCCGGTGACATGCTATCAGGGCCCATGTGTATATTTTATATGAAACAGATCAAAAATCAATGCAATCCTCAAACGATGCCACTGACCATGCATCAGTGATCCGGCAATATGTTTTAGGTTTCATCATATCTATCGCTACTCCATCTTTTACGACAAATACATGACCGCGAATTCTGACATAAAAAGTTCCTAAAGGATATTGACGAACAAATTTATAAAGAGTAATAGGTTTTCGAAAGGGCATTTTTTTAAAAATATGACCTAAGATAGCTTTATTATTTTTAAAAAAATTCTTAATATTAATACCCTTATTAGGCTTACGACCAAAGCTCGCAAGCAACATATAACAGTCATGATATGGCTGGCTGGTAGAAATAGATAGTGCACGTACCGTACAGTCATTCCGCTCATTTTCAGGCGAACCGGCACAATCTTTAAAATACTCAACCATGTTTTTATATTAAAGGAAATGCCTCTGGTGCTCAACAAGGAACTTAAACTTTTTTAGTCAACCTTAATATCCACGTTGTAGACTTCAGGTTGTTTTACAGGAACGGAAACCTTGAGAAGACCGTCCTTGTAATCAGATGAGATGTTTTTAACATCTACATTATCAGCAAGGTGAAAAGACATACTTGCTCTTCTCTTGCTAATTCCCTTACGAACATATTTGATATGTTCTTTTTCTTCGACCTTTTCAGCTTCAACATCAATGATCAGGTAACCATCTTTTACCCTGACCTTGATGTTATCCTTACCGATACCTGCTAGAGCGGCTACAATTTCATATCTATAGACCTCCCCGTCGTTGTTGACATATGATTTTACATCATACGGATAATGAGAATTAGGCACATCAAATGCCTTATCCATATTATCAAACAGATTATCGAGCCAGCGATCATTGAACAGCGCAGGGAGCTGGCGAAAGACCTGCGATGCTGTTGGTTCCCAGGACACATTACCTACGGTATAGGTCCTGCTATTGTTGTTGTTTGTTGTTAGTGTACTCATGTTGTTTTATCCTTTCTAGTTTAGACAAGGTTATGAGTTTGAGCTCCGTACGTTGAGCACCAGAGCAAAAATAATTATTCTCTTTTTATTAAAAAATTCAACAAAAAAGCCTCTCAAGTTTTCACTCAAGAGGCTCTTAAGGGTGTATTGTTTTTAGTTTAGCGCAAGAAGGTTCTTTGTAACAAATCCTGTCTTAGCAAACCGCATACCGATTTTCAGAGCGGCGTCCTTAACCATTTTGCCGGTACCGAAGCCGATGTACTGAACCCGACCTTCATCTCCAGAGCGAGGATTTTTGTGGTGATCGACATACTCAGTGATGGCGTTATAAGTGCCCCAGAGTGTTCCGCGAACACCCTTGATGTCGGTTCCACGGCCGGCTTCAACCAAGTTCATAACATTCTGAACTTCAGTCTGGAGTCGCACTGACATGCCTTCTTCTTCCTGAAGTTTAGCAATTTCCAGAGCCTCTTCTTCAGTCTTAACACCACCGTAAGGACGGAGCGCTTCAGCGATAAAGGTACGCATCTGCTTATCCTTCATCTGAACTTTAGCGAACTTACGATAAACTTCAGAAAGTTCATCATAGTAGGCACCAACCTTAGCCAAGAGCTCGCCAGCGAATTCCAAGCGATCAGCAACATTGCCGCGATGGACAATACGGATCTCTTCTTTAATCTTGCGACTAATAGCCGCTGTCAAAGTGTTATCACAGACGACTCGAATCGGGGTGACCCGACCAGCAACAGCACGAAGTCCGTCATGACTGTTCGTCAAAAGGAAATACTTGTTAATGGGGTCGTTCTTAAGGATTTCGATTTGACCTTCAATTTTAGCAAGAAGCCAAATCTGACGACCACCTTTAAGAGCACCTGCGGTCTCGTAAATAGCGGTTTTACCTTTAACCAAGGCATCAAAGAAGCGAAAAGCATCTTTATTTTGCAGAGGTTCATAATTGTTGCCAACAACACCCAGAACCGATTGGGTGTCGGTACGAACGATTGCTTTATGAGATTCGCAAACGACGTTAGGGGTTGATAGTTCTTGAAGCTCGACCTCATAATCGAGCCCAGCAGCCTCGAGCGCTTCTTCGGAGGTGAATCCCTTTTTAAAGCGGGTTCCGAATTTGTGCCAAGGTGTATCTCCAGTGTAAGCAATTGCTGCTTTACCTTTGGTGAAGTCTAGTTGATGTGCCATATATTTGTTATTTTGTTGTGTTTGTGTCTAATTGACAAACATCATTGTAGATGATCTACGAAGAACTGCAACAAAAAAAATTAAGAAATGAACTTACCCTCTTTAAAGCGAAGAGTTTCTATGCCCGCATCTCTGGCATCATTTAATACAAATTCCATATCATCCACATGAAGATTGGAACCTAATTTGAGTAAGTACGGTGTCTTACTTTGAAGATTTGTGCAGACAATTGATTTAATAGGGAGTCTATGCATCTTAACGAATCGCTCCATTTCTGGTCTTTCTTTTTCAGATCTAAATGACACGATATGAATTTCAGAACCTTGTTTATGCTCCTTATTAATAAGATCTAAGACTGCTTGATAAGGAACTAGAGATTTGCCCCAGCCGGTATTCATTTCAGTCGCTAAAGTTTCATCAAAGTCTATAGTTACTACTCTTTTTTTCATATTAAACCAAAAACTTTTAAGAATACAAATCCTGTTAATACAGTACCGATAATATTCATTGTAGTACGTACAAGCTCGAGCTTACGGTTATGCTTACCTAACCATACTTCCAATTTATCTTTTGTAGAGGGAGGATGTTGTTTCATATTTAAAGGTGGTGCGCGATGAGAGGATTGAACTCCCGACCTTGTCCGTGTAAAGGACCTGCTCTACCGCTAAGCTAATCGCGCGTTATTTTTTATATTTAAACCAAGCGTGCACTAAGATGCCACACATTACAAGCCCTGTACAGTAATTTAAAAACCACCAAAGACCAAAACCGTTTAAAGTCATATAAACAAGACCGGAAATATACCCACCAATAGACATTAAAATAAGCATTAAGGAAACATCCCGTGATGATTTATTTTTGTAAATTTTAACAATTTGCGGTATGTAGCAGAACATAAAACAAAATACCATTAATGCTCCTGCTATTTCTCTAATAATTTCTAGCATCTGTATATTGTGTAGGCTCTTTTAACGAAATGCAAGAAAAATGTCCATGCAAGGAATTGCACCCTGATTAAGAAGTTCGTAGCTTCTCGTGTTATCTATTACACTACACGGACTTAAAAATTAAAGACGGAGTCAACGAGACTTGAACTCGCAGCCTTTCGCGTGACAGGCGAATGCTCTAACCAATTGAGCTATAACTCCTTAAAATATGCGGAATGAGAGAATCGAACTCTCAACTAAAGTTTGGAAAACTCCCGTTTTACCACTAAACTAATTCCGCAAAATGGCATGTCCGTGAGGAATCGAACCCCTTAGTCAATCGACGAGAGTTTTGGAGACTCTGTACAATCCCACTTGTGAGCGGACATGTAGAATAAATTGCAGGAGATGGTACCGCCCCATCCTCGGCACAGCTTATGAGACTGGCTGGGTCACTTGACCTTCCTGCAGTTATAAAAAAAAAATTAAAAAGCCCCGGGACGGTTACGTTCCGTCTACTGATCCTTACCAAGGAACTATGATACTATTTACACCACTAGGGCTTTAATAAATTTAAAATAAAATCTTTCGTTAGTTGTTTTTTTGTCAAAATTACAACTTTAACATTATTTTGTATAATAACTTTTTGTATTTTTTCTTGATCATGTATAGCTAAATAATCGTTTTTTGGATCTAAATATAAATTAAATTCTGGTAAATAAAAATCTGCATAGTATCTTTTATTATCATACTTTAAAGCTTTAGGTCTTAACCACTGCACTTTTAAATCGTTTAAAATAACTGCGCATTCTTTTTCATAAGAGCTTTGCAAGCACGTTAATTTACCAAAGCTATCTACATAATAGTATTTTTTTGAACGACCACTTTTTTCTCTATAACCACCACGTTTTTTATGCCAAGGCTTAGGTATAACTGTGTACTTTTCTTTTCTTTCTTCTGCAGATAATTTACTTAGTTTAATTTTACTAGTTTCAGAGCATGACCTACTCTTTATAAGACCTAGCTTAACTGCTTTAGTCCAAGAAGTTGTATTAATGTTAAACTTTTTAATAGTATCTTTTACTGTATTATCGTTATTGTAAAACACCTGTATTGCTGCGCAGAAATCTCTAGTAAATCTTTTATTAAAAAGCACTCTCTTATATTTTCTTTTACGTCTTAAAAGAGGTCCAATACCTTTACAACTATTAAAATGAGTATTAAAATTTATAGCGGTAATAGAAAAATTACACCTCGGACATAAAATTATTTTTTTACAAGAAGGTAACACTATATATAATTATGCTCAATACTCTGTTTTGCTATTAGAACTACAGGGGCGGTTAAAAAGGCAGGGTGGGATTCGAACCCACGGAGGAATGGATACCTCTTCAGTTTTCAAGACTGATCTAATAATCCTCTCTAGCACCTGCCCGTAAAAATTAAAAAGGAAGCGGTGGGATTCGAACCCACGGAGGAATGGATACCTCGGCGGTTTAGTAAACCGCTCTCGTAAGCCGCTTGAGTACGCTTCCGAAGTATGCCGAAGATAGGACTCGAACCTACACGGGTTACCCCAACAGATCCTAAGTCTGTCGCGTATCGCCAATTTCGCCACTTCGGCTTAAAACATGGAGTCTATCGGATTCGAACCGATCTGAAATCTAAGGTGCAAGCTTAGCGACCACGCCTAGCAGTCCCAGACCCCGAAAAAAATGTGAGCCGTTTACCCGCGACGGCTCGGGATCTAACATACCATACTTAAAGATGGCACGCGGCTCGTTTTAAGGCTAGACCCAAAGAAGGTTGCCCGACGGGGTTCGAACCCGCCCCGACTCCGTCACAAGGAGTAATGCTTAACCGCTACACCACGAGCAACATTTAAAGTGGCCGCTGCTGTTGGTAACGCCCCAACCTATCAAGTTTTTCAGACTTGCGCTAATCTATCTCAGCTAAGCAGCGAAATCGGGTAGACAGGAATTGAACCTGCAGGGCTATTAGGCACTGCGCCCCAAACGCAGCCCGCTACCAAGTTACGGTCTACTACCCGTTTAAAAAAGTGGTCCCTCCTCAAGGTACTGCCCCTTGTTCTAAGAATTATCAACTCTTTGTTTTTCTTTTAAACTAAGGAGGGAAAGACGTGTTTTTGTCCCAGAAACCGAAGGCGTCCCTTCTTAATATGTACCGGTTTTGTTATCACGCCAAATACCCGAACGGTGCGCATTGTTAAGAGGCGTTCCGGGTCTACTAAAATATTTAGTATGTGAAGGGTTTTGTCCTAGGAATTGTCCCTCCCTCAACGGAGCCCGGCATGGAGCCAGCGCTTCCGTCCTCAGCCTGTATTGAATCAAATGCACGGAGTCAATGTCTTACGCAGCCTGACTCGTCCGGCAACAGTAAGTAGTCCCAACACACTAACAGGCAATGACTATCTTACCTGGACCTGGTTTTATTCGCTGTCGCCAGGTCCGTTTAAAGATGGAGCATCAGGTCAGACTTTCACTGACTAAAATCTAGGTTGCAGCTAGATACTTCGTATACTTTAGCTTCTGATGCCTTAAAATCAGCCCAGTACCAGAATCGAACTGGTATCAGATGATTACAAATCAACCGTTTTACCATTAAACTAACCAGGCATTTTAAAAATAAAGGCTCAGATTCTAGCACTATATAAAATATAGGAGAAGAGTTGCCTGAGCCATATGCGGTATGGGAGAATCGAACTCCCCTCTCAGCCTTGGCAAGGCCGCGTATTAGCCAATATACGAATACCGCTTTTATGAACCTACACCTCTACATTTCTGTACCCACGGATTCACGGTGGCTGTTTCGGTGATTCAGGTTCACCTCCTACAAAACCTTTAGAATTTAAAACCCGCTGCTCATTTTATTGAGCTTAGCGGGCTATGCAAGAAGAATCTTTACGGTACCCGCTTAGAGTGCATCGGTTGTCCATGGTCGTGTAATACCTGAACACCCTGCATCTGAGCTTGTAAACGTATGATTCATTGAATGTATTTATATTTATAGCTGCTTATTGAGCTTTAGCAAGAAAAATCTCCCATTCTTTTACATTATGTTTGTTTGTAATATAATGAAAGACAGGAAGCTCTTTTGGTGGTTCAGGCTTTTTTAGTAGTCTAAGGCCTGCCTCTTCGGGTGTTGCATCTGCTTTTTTGGCATTCACTTGTTTGCAGGCCAATACACAATTATCCCAAGACGTTACACCCCCTCGTGATTTAGGTACGACATGATCAATATTACCTTCACCTGGTTTAAGTTTTTTGCCCGTGTATTGACAGGTATAGTTATCTCTTAGCCAAATATTTTTTTGCGAGAATCTTGGACGCTTTTTAGGTACACGATCGTATCGAGACAAAATAATGACCTTAGGTATTTTGATTTTGCGATTAACTGTTTGAACAAAATCGTCTCCCTCTTCAATGGGCAGCTCCATCCACTCCGACCACCGAAGAGGTACCATGTGATCGAGCCCTCGAATATCCAATCCGGTAGCCGAGTCAGTCATAAGCATAGCAAAGATTTCTGCAGGTGATTTTGCTCCCACAGCTTGCCAGTTTTTATTTAAAACTAACACCGTTGTATTGTTCAGATGATTCATATAATTGCATCTCTAAACCACTGTCT